TTGTAGCAACTAATAATTTAGCATTAACATCAAAAGCTGTAGCCGCATCAAAGTCAGTCCAAGTATCTATATTTGCAGTTCTTTTATCAATTAGATCATTAGGATAAAAACCCTGTGTTACAAAATGTCTTGTTAATCTAAGTGGATGGGCAGATCCTAAATCTAAAATATTAGCAAAATCGTAAGTACCAACTGTATCTACAGCACCTAAGAAATCAAAATCAGCAACAGCATCAAAATCAGTTACATCATCAAGTGTGAGTAAAGACGCAAGAACAAGACCATTAACCTCTTCACTAAAGAAGCAATCTACCTTTGTGCCACTAAAAGCTGGATTGTCTGTATCTTCTCTATCTGTAAATGTAACAAGCTTTGGAAAAGGATCAGGATTAGTAACAACTACAGATGTCTCGCCAGAACTTAATCTGCCTCCATCATCTCTAAACTTAAGGATATATTCACCATTAATCGCTGGAACGAGCGTTTCACTGACCGATCCAGGTAATCTGGGGATGATGTCAACAGAATTTGTAAATGTACCACTGCCATCTGTAAGATTACTGTGTCTTACAACTACGTTACCTCCATGCAATACATCAACGTCTGTGGATTGATTAAAACGTAAACGTAAAAGTTGATCTGATACTGGTTCTACAAGTAAGCCTGAAACATCAGAAGGTAAAGCTGTTTTGCCAAGAGCATCAAAAGTTAAAGTAGCTGGATCTGCCGATGCTTCAAATGCTGCATTTAAACTAAATACTCTAAATTCATATTGACCCTGACTTGCATCAAATATTTCAAAATCAGTTCTATTTATAGTGGCAGTTGTAAAGTTTCCATTATCTTTACGATACTGAACTTTATATAAACTAACACCTTGAACACTTGAAAAGTCGAGAATAATCTTTACTTTTGCTTTCTCTTCCTCTACATAGAATTGTTGTGAAGCAGTTAGGTTGCCAGGAGCATCTTTTAATTCATTAAGGATAGATACGTTTCTAATAGGTAAGTCTGACCCATCTTCAATAAATGCAAATTTTCCTGCGTTATAAGCAACACCGACAATTGCATAATTATCTTCAGATTCAGTTACACTGATAACTCTCCATGTTGTAGTTTGTAAAGTTGTGTTCTGTAAAATCCAAATACTATTTGCATTTGGAGCAGATGAAAAAGCGGATGAGACAGTTATTACTGCACCACTAATCCCACTTACACTTCTACTTTCAACTGAACCATCAGATAAAATAACGCTAAGTGTAGGACTGTTAGTTGCATCCAAATCTGTATTTGCCGTGTCATCTACAGTTATTGCTGTAGTAGTTGCTGATTTAATTCTTCCTCCTCGCCTTACTCCTGCTCTTACTGGATCGCTTACTTCTATAACTTGACCTGGTCTAACAATAACTCCTTCTGCTAAACCAGTTGTAAAACTAATTGTTTCAGTAGAATTTTGCTCCTCAAATAACATAAATCTTCCTAGTCTTGCTGCCTGACCTCTTGAAGTACAGGCAAAACCAGTTACTTTCTTATGCAAAGCACCATACTTTGTTTTTGCGGTTGTATCTTCTACCGTTTCAAAATCTAACTCCTGATTTTCCATATCAAAATATGATACAGAAATTATTGTGGATCGTGTTTTTAAACTTGTTCCTGAATAAGTAAAACCTTGTTCTGCTACATTCGATAAATTAAATAAATAACTAGGATCTGTTGGTCTATCCTGAGAAAGTGTTAATGATCCTGCGTTCCAAAAAGATATAGCTCTCATCACTGAAGTAAGTGCATTTATAACTTCATAAGCATCTTGTCTTGTCTGCAAAATAGTATTGCAGCTAAATCTAGGTTCTTGTCCTCCATTACCATCATCAACTAATTCAGAACAGTAGACAGAAGTACTAAAAAAAGCAAATTTATCTAATTGAGATTCTGTTATGTGATCTCCTAATCCATATCTGGTATTTGTTAAAAGATCAAATAAAATCCAAGCTGGATCAGTTGTCCAATGTTTTGTAGTAGTAAGCGTTCCATTAAAAGTACCTGTATAAGTTATTCTTCCTGTTGTTGCATCTACAGTTCCATTATGAGGTATTTTTATCTTCACCCCACGAACTTTATACATTCTCCCTGGGACAGATGAGAATTGTTCAGAATCAAACCTTAAAGCTAGATGAGCTATATCAGGATAAGGTCTTTGCTCATCAATGATTTCAGTAAACGATGAAAAGATAAATTCATCTCTTAATTTAGTGGGATCTTCAGCATCATTTGTTACTCTTTCAACAGTTATTGTTATAGGAAAAGTACTTGGAGTTCCAGTATTCGCATCAAGTAAATTAATTCTATAGTCTCTGGCATATGCGGATGAACTTCTTCCTGTTATGGTGTCATCTATTGGAGTACTTGTCGTTCCATCACCTTGCAAAATATTTATTTTTAACCTGACTGATGCACCATTTACATCTCCATTTGATTCAAACTTTTGTAGAGAATTAAATTGAACTGTAACTCTTACAGCGTCTACATTTGAATTGGTTATCTGTCTTGATACTGGTGTTCCTTTTTCTACTTTTACCCCTACATTTGTTTCTGTTTCAATATTTACAATGCCAGGAATAAAAGTTTGGTTTGACGTGCCAAATCGAGGTTCAAATGCTACATTTTGAAAATTAAAATCTGTATCTTGAAGATTGGTTACATCAGCATTAGCTCTTAATACTGGAGTTTTTCCTAAAAAAACATCTTTTAATGCTGCATTATTGTAATTAATTGTTCCTTTTGTAAATCCTGCTGCTGAAGGAAATCCTTCGATCTCACCTTCACTAAGAACATCAACAATAGTAGCAAATTGTTTACTACTTAATACATCAGGAGGTAAGGTAGCGTCTACCATGTTAGCTACTCTGGCCTGTTCTTGGAAAAATTCTATTGGACTACCCATTAAGCTGTACCCTTTATCTGCACTGTATCAATTCCTGCGGATACTACTAGCGATCCAGCAAATATTTCTCCATAAATTATAGGTAAAGCTGTTCCAGCCCTTGAAGTATTTTGTACTCCACTGAATGAAAAATTTTGAGCTTGTGGATCATCTGATACTCCAGGAGGTTTAGGAACAGGGGTAAGCATCTCTGCTGCACCTGATAATGCCAAATAGATACCAAAGTTTCCTGCTGCTGCTGCTAAACTAGCACCTAATCCTGCTCCTGCTCCTGCTGCAAAACCTAAACCAGAAAATGCTACTCCCGTTGCACCACCAGTAAGTGCTACTGCTCCTACGATTGCTACTCCTGTCAAAACTTTACCAATACCTTTAAAAACATCTTTTGCACCTACGGCTACAGGAACAATTTTTATTTCTTGTTGCCCCAAAGGATCAAGTAAATCATCTTCACTAATATCAGTCTTTCCTACTTTTACTTGATAAGTTTGCTCCATCATATGACGCTCCAAATGAGGAAAATTTGCTAATAAAAATTTAAACGAATCAATAGGTGTATTAATTTCAGCTTCAAAAGTACGTTGCCCTAAAAAACGAGCTAATCTTCCATAAACTTTTATTTTATTGAGCATAACGATACCTCTTCTTTGTACATTCTATATACTTTTGGTCATAAGTTTCTCTACAGCTAAGTCTTTTTTGACAGTGATGAAGAATAGTTTGATCTCCTATGTATAAAGCTACATGACTTAATGTGTTCTTATATGAATTCATAAGTAAAACATCTCCAATTTCTGTCTCAACATTATCATTTATTTCTATAAAACCTAATTTAGGTAAAGCATATTCAAATAAAGGATTTTTTTCAAAATCTTCTGGACTTTTTGGCCGTTTCCAATGCCTAATCTCTATATTTTTCTTTTCTTTATACCAATCGGTAATTAAACTCCAACAATCCTGTACATCCCATACCCACTCTCTACCTATCAATCCTTTTTTATAGCCAGAAGGTTCAAAATAATCCCATTGTTCTGGTTCTGGAGTAACTATATAAAAAGGTAAGTCTAAATATTCACAACTTGCAAGATCAGCTTGGCTAGGAATCGGAGGGTGATTTGGGTGACTATGAAAAACAGCAACTATTTCACCAGCATCTTCAGCTTTGACCCAATCATCAGGATCTATAATAAATTGATCTTCTAAGTTTTCAGCAAGATTTTTACAGGGAAAGTATTTTTCTTTACCTTTATAGACAGCTAACAGACCACAGGCTTCATGTGGTGCATCTTCTTTCGCGTGTTTAAGTGCAATGTCTTTCCAAGTCATTAGACAAACGTGCCAATACCAGGAAATATTGCTCTAGTTGCTATTCTCTTTGGTAGTTTTACATTAACTAAATCAAGTGCAGAGATAGCTTCCCATTGAACAACATCTCTATTTTCAGTTATTTTTCTATCTAAAAAGTAAATTTCTTGAGGAAACTCTGCTGTTGGGTCGGGAGTTCCAAAAGGATTAGTACTGCCCTCAAAATTAACATTATCCAAAAATTTAGCTAAGGTTCTAATTCTTACTAATTTTGATCCGTTCAAATCATTACCAATAGTTGTTTGATTAGCATCTTGCATAAGTGCAGTAATCGTTCCAAAGATATTACTTACCGAGATTATAGGTCTAGGTAAAGTGCCTGTAGATCCGAAATCAAATCCTTCACATTGAATAGGAAATTTTTCATAACTATCCCCAGCCCATACGATATTTCCATTTGCGTTCATGTTTGAACCATTATGAAAACGATGAACAGTAGATGAACCATGTAAAGTTGAATCTAATGTTAACGTAAACAATTCAATAATTGCTCCAGGATTTATTGATTGTAAAGCTGAAACTGGTACTGCCATTAGGGTTCAAATACTTGTTCAAATGTAGCTTGAATACGATTGCGATCAAAAGAAAAAACTTCTTTATTGAAACTCCTACAAATCCATTTAAGAGGAGAAGTTTTATCAGGTGCTTGCCATGAAAATGATTCACCATTTTTAGCTCTTGCTTCTAAAAATGTTTCAATTTCTTCTGCGTCTTCATCATCAACATTAAATGTAAGATTCCAAACTTTTGGATCTTGATTTAAGCCAAAGCTTGTTCTTTGTTGATAACCATCTCCAAATTGTGTGACTCTTAATTTGGGAGCACTACGTTTGTTTGCAGAAAACTGTGGTTTGTAATCAGGGAAAGTAGCCATTATCTTGAAAGTAAACCTCCAGGTCTTTGTTGTCTGACAAGTTCACTTTGAACTGCAACAGATATAAGTCCACCAAGTTCTTTTGCTGCAGCATCATCACCTTGAACATCTGAACCTGATGCGTCCACATTAACAACAACATTGTTGGTACTGCCACCTCCAAGTTTATTATTTGGTATGACTGTTCCAGTGGATCGGGGAACAAAAAGTTCTGGTCCTTTTTCTCCTACAAGGAAAGATTTACCTCCTGCTGCCCTACCTCCCTCAGCTAACTTACCCCCAGTAAGGAATCCTAATATACCGCCTCCCTTTGGACCGCTCGATCCAAGAATATCACCGAATAATCCCTGATTGAGAGCTACATCTAAAAATCTATCAGCAACATTATTAAGAAGGTCAGACAAGGTAGATGTTCCTTTGATTAGCCCTTTAATACCTTCTTTAATATCATTTCCTATTGTTATGGATATTTGAGCAAAAGCTTCTTGTACTTTTAAAGCATTATCAGCTAGATTCTTAGCTTCATCTCTTTGATCTATTAAGTTACGCAAATTAATCTCTCCGTTTTCCACTCTTTTTAAATCTTCCTCGCTTAGTCCTTCTTTAATCTCTTTAATCTCTCTTTGTATTTCTGCTTCTTTCTTACCAAATTCAACAATACTTCTGTTAAACTCTGTTTCTTTTTTAAGTTTAGCTAATTTATCATCTAAAGATTTTCCAGACAGCCCAACAGTATCTAAAGGACTTCCCCCTACTAAAGAAGAGGTTAACCCCTTCTCGGAAATATTTAATATCTCTGCCAACCTTTTTGGATCTCTTACTCCTGCAATATTTAATCCCCCATCTAGTACTCCTAACGGACCTTCAGTACCTACATTTCCTACTGGACCAGGCCCTAAAATACCAGAATCAAACTTTTCTCTAAATGTCATAAATTTGCTAATTTCTTTCAACCTTTTCGTAAACTCATCTGGTCCTAACTGCTTCCTAACTTCCTTTAAGTTCTTATCTATCGTATTAACCATAGTCGCTCTACCAATTACTTTGTTTATTTCAGTTAAGAACTTTGTAAGTGGTCCGACTATAAATAATTGCATTTGAGTGGATAATATACCAAACTGTTTATTCATTTCTTTAGATTTACGTCCTAGTTCTTTAAGACTATCTACACTTCCTACACCAAGAACTTTATTTAATTCACCAGTTAGTAATGTTGCTAATTCCGTTTTCTTACCTTGTTTTTGTAGAGCTAATGCTTGAGCTTCTACTGCCTCTGAACTAAACAAAGATCTCTTACGCATAAGATCAAGAGTACCTGAAGTTGTATTAACAGCTTCACCTAATTCTCTAGCACTATTAGCAAAGCCAACTAAACCAGATACAGCAGCAGTTCCTATTAAACCTCCTGCAAAACCACCCATCTGTCCACCAAAACCACCGCCTAATCCACCGCCAATAGCACCACCAGCAGCAGTCAATGGTCCTTGTCCAAATAGGAGAGGAAAAGCACCACTTATAGCAGCACTTGATAAAGCACTAGCTCTATCAAAACTAGCAAAAGCTCTACCCAATCCTGTAGGTATTGATCTAGCAAATCCACCTGTTTGACCTGAACCTCTTACTCTTGCATCCAACATTTGAGAGCTAGGCAGAGCTAACATCCTGCCTCCCGATCCTCTAGTTCTAGTAAGTCCTTCTTGGAATTTTCCTACGCTCTGACCAAACTTTCCAAAACTATCCCCTAACTTTCTTAAATTGTTAGCCTGTGTTCTTGATAATTTATTCTGCTTATCTATAGCCCTATTTACACTTATAGCCTGTCTATTTCTGATTCTTTCCGATCCAATTAATTTTTTGTTTTGCTCAATACCTCTAGCTATGGCAGCATTTCTACGTTTTTCAAAAAATTCAGCCTTTTCTACGGAACTTGCCGTGAACTCTCCTGCTTTATCTCTTACAGTCTCTCCTAATCTTTCTATCCCTCTACCTCTAATATCTTTTGAGCTAGGTAAAGCTAATAAGTTATTTGGACCGATACCTGTTCTTTGACTATCCATAAATCCAGCAACATTTCCTGCCGTTCTGTTAAAACTTGATGACAAACGAAGAGCATTTATTCTTTCTTGAGCAGTTAAAGTTCTTTCCGCAGCTTTAGCTACTTGTACTTCTGCTTCTACCTGTCTTTTTGTAGTAATTAATGATTTTTCGGCAAGAATAACTTCTGACTTTTTATTTTCAATAACTCCTTTTAAATTACTTAGATTTTTTGCTCCTTTTAACTTACCTATATTCTCTAAATCTGAAATTTTTGAGGTTAAGTCTAAAGATGTATCTTTTAATTTATTTTGTGCTTTAAGTGCTCTATTAGTTAAAGCTAATGCACTATTTTTTACTCTAAGAAATGCTAGTTCTTGTTGATTTGCCTTATTAGCTGCTCTTGAAGAACTACTACCTCCACCGCCTCCTGAAGCACCGCCTCCTAATCGTTTTTTGTTTATTGCATTTACACTTTTACTTATGCTGCTTAACTTTTGCTCTAACTGATTTATAGAACCAAGATTCCGTACTTTTACATCTATCTCAGCACTATAAGCCACGATCCAAAAAGAAATATTTATTCTAGTTTACATTAAATACTTTGGTTAGC